TCCAAATAGTTTTTTCACCAGTAGCTCCATGTCTTACTCTATCACCCTTAGCGTAGGAAGTACTAGTAACCCAGTCATCCCACAAGAAAACTTCTTTCCAGTAACTAGAAGTACTTGAAGGTGTCTGATTCGTATGAGCAATTAAACATTGCCAGTTTTTACTGTTGTGTGTAACATAACTAGAAGTTGTATACGCAGTTGAACTACTATGTGCAATAGAGCCGCTAGGTAAAGCGTCAAGTAAAGGCGAATCATCTATATTAAAGTAGGGATTGTGTGTATAATCTCCGTACTGAACAGCACTATCAGCCGCCCAACTACAACCATCTTGTTGATACTTCCAGCTACAATATTTTCCAACTACTACTCTACGAGGTAGTTTTATGTTCTCTAAATCGAAAGGCATTGCTACTTCTAATACAAGTGCTATATTAGACTCTGAAGCTATTCTATCAATTATATATTCTTGCTTGCGAAATTCTATAGGAGGAGTTGCATCACCAGACTCTCCATATAAATATTTCTTTAATGTTTGTCTTCGTATTATTTTACAATCAACCAAGTCATCGTTATTAAAGTCTCCGAGCTGTTCTGCGAATAACCCGCCCAGGTTTGCAATAGTTAAAGAAGGTCTTGAGGAAGCTCCATCGGCTTGTAGGTCTAGGCCGTCTATAATTATTGGGAATGGAATATATTCTCTTTCAGTATAAGGACTAGTACTTTCTCTGAAGTAAATATTCGTTAGATCGTCGTCCACACCGGGATGAAACCGCAAAACTGTACCATTTGGCAAAGTTATTTCAAATAGATCTATTAGACCAGAATCAATTTCTTGCGTCTGTGCATCAGTTGCAATTAAATTTGTCATGCCTCAAAAACTCTCTTTAATGTTAGGGAAAGACTATAAAAATTGTCATAGTCATAAACTACAGAATAATCTGTAGATACTACCTTTACGTCTCTTTCGCCGGTACGAGTAGTATTATTTGTGTCTGGCAAAGTAAGTGTAAACTTTGTTACCCCTGCTTTTGTGTCTAAGAAAGAGACTATATCATCAATATCTGCTTTCGGTCTTGTTGCAAAATTTAAAGTGTAAGACTCTTCTAAATTATTAATGCCGTCCACAATACGCTGTTCGTAACCATCTCCAAATTTTGCAGTACGCATTCTCGGAGTGCTACTCTTTGTCATTGCTTTATCAGGCGTTGCATATGTAGTGCCTGTGTATATAAAACCTATTGCCATTATGCTACTCCATACGGATTAAGTATTCCGCCTGATCTTTTTTGATTTTGCAGTTCTACTTGTACAGCCTTGGCGATAGAATTGCCAAGTTTATCCATATCTGGGCCAGTACTTCCTTCTCTGCTGGTTTGTCCGTCTGTTGATACGTTTACTACAATATTATTATTTGTTGCGCCACTGTCCTTCATTTCTACTGGGATTGATCTTCCGTTTGGTAGAGGAACAACTGCTTCAGTTCCGTGAAGCATTGCAGGATATCCTGAAGTAGAACCTCTTGCAACTCCACCAGCAGCGTAACCTTGCATTCTCTTACCTTGGGAAAAAACTCCTCCATTACGAGGTCCGTTACTCAATAAAGAATTGGGTTGGTGCATAAAACCCCCCATCGAACTTGGGACCATGGAAGAGCTGCTACCAAGACTGCTGGCTTGTGGGGCCGCCATTGGCATCGGTCCGGTAAAAAAGGACATAAGCATTCTCATAACCATCATTTGGATAATCATTTGAGAAATTTGAGACAATATACTTATTGCCATGCTTGCAAAAGCTTGCTTAGCACTAGCAGTACCTGTCACAATAGACTGGAAGGCGTTATTCATTGCACCCGCTATGCCGTCAAAAAGTGCTTGTTTTTGCTCGGCCATTTTATTAAGCAGTGTTTGTGCTTGTATTTCTGCATATAAAAAGGCTTGTTCCTGTTCGTTATAGTGTATGTTTTGTGATTTTAATTCATTCATTTTAATATTAAAAGCTGTCATAGCAGGATTCATGGATATAGACTCTGCTTTTAATCGTGCTGATTCTGTATCTGCTTTAACATTTAACATTGCTATTGCATATCTATCATTATAAAGGGCTATTTCTTGCTTTATAAGAGCTAATCCAGCACGTGCACCTTCTTGAGCTGCGCTAGCTGCATTTATCTGGGCTTGAGAAGAGGTTGCATCGCCTGTTCTGGTCGAAAGATTAGTATTTGCATCTTCGAGAGCCCTTTTTGCTGTTGCTAGTCGTTTTTGTTGGTCATCTTTTATGGCTATATGCTCTTCATTAACTCTTGCTTGTCCATATGTACCTGTACCGCCTGCTCTAATCTTTGCCAATCTAAGAGCTGACATAGTTTGAGCTTTAGTGAAAGTAAGCATCTCTCTTTGTTGTTCCAATAGCTGACCTTGTATTGCTAATTCGTTGATTGCTATATTATTTTTGGCTATTCCTAAGTCTCGCAAGTATTCTGCCTGTGTTACTTTTATTTCGTTGGCATCGATATTTTCATTTATAACTCTTAGCTCTTCCTTCTGTGCCTCAGTAAGATTAACTTTCTGCTTTCCTTCTTCATCAAGATAGATACCCTTCTTAGCCATAAGTACTTCCTGTGCCAGTAATTCATCATTAACAGAAGCTCGTAGAACCAAGTTTTTTGCCATTATGTTCTGCATCTTATCTTGTATAGTTACACCTACGGTTTGAAACTTTATAGAGTCTTTTGCGGCTGTGCTTTGCTCTGACTCTAGCCTAGTAATCTCTGCTTTCCTTGTCGCAAGATTCTTATTAAACGCTTCTAGGTTTTTTGTTTTTTCTCCCATTTTTTCTGTACTAGCAATGTCGCCTTCAAGCTGCTTGCTTAACCTTTCTCTCTCCTTGTATGTCTCCCTATAAACGTCGAACATTTCTGTATCAATAACATCAGCACCGAACGACTCGATTAGGTGATCAGCACCTGCTAAAGCTTGTTTATTATCAAACTTATACGTGTTTAACTCGCTAGCTTGACGGCTGTTTTCTCTTTTAAGACCTTTAAAGGCGATTTTCTGTGCTTTAATTACTTCTTCTACATTAGTTATTAAAGCAGACGCAAAAGGTTTTTTCATAGTACCAGTAAGTTTTGTAAATTCCGTATCCATAGAATTAATTTTAGAAGGAAGCTTTTCAAGTGTCATAGCTAAGTTTTGTATATCATTCGAAATGTTAATATATTCTTTTGCTGCATCAGCAGTTATTATCTCTCCTTTCTGTAAACTACGGTGTAGGCCGAAAAACCCGCGATCTAGGTGTGCAGCTGCGTGAGCTGTCATATCTAACCTGTTAAACAACTTCTTATACTCGCGAGACCCTTTATCAGTACGTTTAGCCAACATGTTCATATCTGTTATTAGCGCACCAACGTCTAAACTTGCAGTAGCCTTGCCCCTAGTTTGTATCATCTCTGCGGAATTAAGCATACTATAGTCTTTCATAACCTCAACAGTACGCTCCAACTCCAGCCTTAGCGTTTCGTATTTTTCGGTTAAGTTTTCGGTATCTTTAGCTAGTTTCTTGGCGGCTTCACTAGTAGGGAATATTGCCTCTTTAATCATTTTAAAGCCATCATAAGCTATGGATAACATAGAGAGCCAAAAGAATGCTTTTCCTAGGACCTTACCTGCTGAAGCTGCTGCAGAACCCAGTTTTGCAAAAGCTACTGTTGCACCAGCAGCCATAGAGGTTAATTGCATTGAAAAACTTTTTACAGCAAATTGGCCTTTCTTCATATGGAAATTAAATTCTGTCATGCCCTTTTTATGTATCGCGCCTCTTATTTCGTAACTCCTTTTTAGATCCGCAACTTGTTGGGCATTCATATTTCTTAAAATACCGGTTCTTTTCTTTGCTGAAGTTCTTATTTGCTCGTCGGCATGAGCAAGGGCTTTTTTCGCAGCTGCTCTTGATTTTTTAGAAGAAGAATCTCCTCTTAAATAGTCTAAGGCTCCTGCTCCAGATTTAGTGCCTCCTGAGGTACCTTTTAGTATATTTGATGCGTTTTGTTTGGCTGCTTTGTGAGAATCCATTTGCGCGGTTTTTAATTTTTCATAGCTCCTTTTTGTTCTTTCAAGCCTTAGTTGCACAGCTTTTTGATCTCTTTTTACCTGTGCAGCAGTAGCTTGGCTAGACTCTTTCCAGGCCGTCATACTTGGAAGAACTTGCTTAAGTAATCCACCTGCAAATAAAGCTACTGCTCCTGACAATGCGAGCATGTTATTCGCTAAAAAACTTGCTGTTGCGGCAAGAGGTCCAGATATTCCTGATTTTATTGTATTAATTATATCATCAAACGATTTTGCAAACTGGTTTAAAGCGAAAGCAGTTGGATCCATCATTTTTTCCATGGCCCCAAACTTACGTTCCGCCTGCTCTAGTACTTCATTAGCCACTGCTTGGCTTCGTTCGAATTCATTTAAATCTCCTGCCGACTTTCCTATTACTAACCCGTATTTGCGAGTAGCATTTTCCAAACGAAGTATAATACCTAATTCATCAAGTAGTTCAGGCTCTGCTTTGGTAACACCTCTTATCAGTCTATCGAAAGAGTCTCCTAAATCTCTTCCCAAGGCTATAGACGCATTTTTTGCTGCTGCACCTAATCTAGCTAACTGGTCAGGACTTATACCAGAAGCTGTACCAATAGCTGCAGCTTTTGCTGCTTCTGCATACTTTAACTGTCCATTAGTAGCATTTACTAAAGAGTCGGATATTGTTTTATAGGCTACACCAGTTACTGCACCCATTGCTTTTTGACCTTCTAGTAGATTAGTGAAATCCATTGCGGATTTTAAAAAGTTAAAAGCGGCTGAAACGGCAAAAGCAGTGGCAGCTAGAGTTGCATAAACCCCTACTAGACCTCCTGCTCCTTGTGCCATTTTAGAAAAGTTTTTACTTGCCCCAGAAGATGCCTGTGCGGCACCTTTAATATTACGATCAGCTGTACGAGAGGAATCACCCAGGTTGTCAAGGTTCTTGGCTGTTTTTTTAGATTCTACTCCGAGCTTTTTAGTGCCGCCCTTATCATTAACTTCTACATCAAGAATAATTTTATTTTTTGCCATTAGCCCTTCACGTTATGGGTGTACTTCTTTCCACCGCCTGCAGATTTACGCTCTGCTGCTTTTTTCTGCTTTTCTGATTTATCCATCCTATGCGCTACTACTATACCTTCCCACATCTTCATTAGGTATAGCATGGTTTTAGGATCTTCTACTTCATAGAGATTAAACAAGTATTCTATATTTGTCCAACTTTTACCCAAGTAGGAACCCGACATACCATCCCAGTTATCTTCGAGAAACCCAAATATAAAAAATGCCACTTGGACTTCAGAAGGTAAATCTGAAACCACTAGCGGCATCTTATCGGGGTCTGGCTCTTCTCCTAACTGTTCACAGATATTCAAATATCTATCCATGTCAATTTGATCTGATTGTTTTACGTATTTTTCAAGCAGACCTCGTATTTCGTCTACTTGTTTCCAGTAAAATTTTCGAGATCACTCACAGTCTCAGTAACCCAAGTGTCAAAATCACTTGCATTTCTCATAAGTAATTCTGAGTTATCCTGTGTAAACGGAAGTACGTCTTCGGGGTCAAGAGCAGAAACATCTACCAATAGAAGCTCTTCTAGGTACTTATATTTTAAGCCTGACCATCCTTTGATTACTGCTTTACAATATTCTACTAAGAACTTTTCTTCATCTAAACTTTCTTCTGGTTGATGAGTTTTTTTATTCCATTTGCTAGAAATACATCTTTTACGAAGTTTTACTAACTCTTCTCTGGCTAAATAACAGAGATCTACTGTCATGCCCTTATGTCCAGGGAAGTCTATTGTTACGGTTTTACTAGAGGTCATAAGACTCGCTAGTGAAATAGGTGTATCTGTCATGTTTTAATCCTTGTTATTAAATAGTGTGACTAAAGAGAAAGTAACTAATATGTGTTCTTTCATTTCTTATTACATAGTATAGGGGAAACAGACATAAAAGTCAAGAACTATTTTTGAGTAGGGGTACGAAAAAAGAGGGCCGAAGCCCCCTTTTTAGCGTACTTACAGACTAACTTATTATGCAGGTACTGGTCCAACATACACAATCGTTGCTTCATCTGCGCCACCGATAGTGGACGGAAGAGCGTGGAAGGTAGTCTCAAGAGAGATAACATCTTCGATAGAGTGTGTAGGAATTTCCAAGTGACAAGTTGGTAAAGTAACTTTCATAGTTGGAGATGCAGTTCCTCCAATATCAAATACTAAGTTAAAGTCATTTGTAATTGTTTCATCAGATTCGATTAAATCTTCCCAAAGATCTGCACTTCCAGCAGTACTATTACTTAAGTAGCAAGTAAAGCTTCCACCAATATTACGAGTTCCAGTTACATGACCAATAGGCTGGTTAATAACACCTAAAGTTTCAGGAGTAAGGAAAGTAATATTGTTTTCAAAGTTAAGGCTACCACCAGTTAGCGTCAAGGTATAAGTGCCTACAATATCTTCAGCTGTTGTTGCAGTTGCTGTTAATGTGGTTAGACGGTTACGAATAAAGTTATTTGTAGCATCGTATCCTTCATTAATAGTTACAGTAGGTAACGCGGTTACT